AATAGGGGGCAGGGGAATATCCCACATTACACACACATTACATATATTTAATTTGTTTTCTGTTTTGATCCGTGATAAGTATGTAGGTTAGTGGATACTAACATTAACTATCGTTAATTTGACATTAATCTCGATTTATGCCCACCCCCACCCCCAACTTTGCGGGGCTAGATGTAGCGTAATATCCACCCCATATACCGGAGCCATTTTTGGAACCTGATTAGCTAAAAAGCCAGCAATATCATATAGTTGTATGCGAATTTAGGTCTTAGTAGTACCAGATATGGGACTAGGTATGTAGGAATTTGTAGGTAAGTAACTGATTTAGAAAGGAATAGACGTAACTAGGTGCAGAAGTGCAAGGTAGTATTAGGTTCTGAAGAGCAAAAGAACCCCAGTAAAGACCTATAACAGATCTAAACTTGGTTCCTTTTACCCTTAGTCGCATTTAGGACTTTGAGCAATCTACCATTAACGCTTTAAGTAGATTCGACTGCCTTACACTAGCGTGTGCTCCACCTCCTGTTCAGTCTTTAGAACTCAGGTGCGCCATGAGGTATCTTTTTGCGCTTTAAGTCTTGAGCGGTGAGGGAGGCTTTCGCCGGACATATCCTTCAAGACCGAGTTCACTAATGCACCACCTATGGTGTATGTTTGTGTACCGATTCAGTATACATTAACCTTCTGTAACCTGCATCTAAATTGTCACCTTTTTAGCATATTTTACTGCTATTTTGCATCTTTTTTGTTAGATATTTTACAGCTCCGATTTTAGCCCCTATACTACCTTGGTCGGCTACCCCTCTCTCAGGCCGACTGCTTCTCTCTAGTGTTCGCTAGGGGGAGGCATTAAAAAAACAACGGCTAGGAAATAGTATGCGTTACCTACAAGATCCAGCCTTTATGCAAAGGGCTAACCTTTCAAAAGATAAAGCTCCAGTTATAGAGAACAGAAACGGCAGCGTCTCTACTCACAGAATGGCGGCAGAAAAGTACAAAGGGGAGTGGTACGCATTTCCAACAGTTGTACAGCAGAAAGACGGGAAGCTAAAAGAGTACGAAGACCCATTTAAAGCATTAAAGGCAAACCTGAAAGTGGGTAATGCCATGAGATTTGGCAAAGATAAAAATGCCGCTATAGAGTTTGCAAAAGGCGGGTACAAACAAGGTACTCCAATGGAAACAAACCCAGTATTAAAATCCCTGTCTAATAATGACGCTAACGCGCTGCTCGCTACGCTCGCAGATAGGAATAGATAATGTCAACTCTACAAGCAATGCTAGACAAGCATAATCTTGCAGGCGTAAACAAGCCTAAGAGAACTCCTGATCATGCGACTAAAAGCCATGTGGTTCTTGCTAAAGAAGGCACTCTATCTAAACTTATCCGGTTTGGCGAACAGGGCGCTAGTACAGCGGGCAAAGCGAAGGCTGGAGAGTCAGACAAGATGAAGGCAAAGCGTAAATCCTTTAAAGCTCGCCATAAGAAGAACATCAATAAAGGCAAGATGTCTGCGGCTTACTGGGCCGACAAGGTTAAGTGGTAATGCTTCAAGCCCTAATTGGCCCTATATCATCATTACTAGAGAAGGCTATTCCCGACTCTGATTTGCGTAGAAAGCTTACGCATGAGATCGCCACTATGGCGGAAAAGAACGCGCATGAGCAAATTAAAGCGCAGCTAGAAATCAACAAGACAGAAGCAAAACACAACTCATTATTCGTTAGCGGCTGGCGACCTGCGGTAGGCTGGACTTGCTGTTTAGGTATGGCGGCTAACTTCTTAATCATCCCAATGACTAACTTTGCCTTAGCGTTGGCCTCATCTAACATATCGATCCCATTAATAGATTTAGAAACTATGCTGCCAGTCTTGCTAGGAATGCTTGGACTTGGCGGTATGCGTAGCTATGAGAAGTCTAAGGGTGTAGCAAGGAAGTAATATGCAAATTGACACGAAGTTCACACCAGCGAATGTAATAACAATAATTCTAACTTTTTCATTAGCGTTAATGGCTTGGACGGATGTCAAAGGTCAGGTTGAAAGCAACACTACAGCGATCAAAGAAGGTCAAATTGTAGCAGAAGAAATGAGGGACGATGTACACACACTAAAGACTGATGTGGCTTTATTGAAGCAAGACTCGATCAATGCAGCGGCATCAAGAGACGAAATAAAGGCTAATCAGGCTGAAATACTAAAATTATTAAGGAATAAGTAATGACGGATAGGTATTGGAACAAAACAGGGAATAACACTGATGGTCTTTCAGAAGCAACTGCTTACAACACTTTTTCAGCAGTTCATGCTGATTGTGTAGATGGAGACAGAGTTCTTGTTGGTGCTGGAGTCTATAGCGCTTCTGAGATGCAAACAGGATCTAATGGGTATGCACTTGTTCAAACAGGCATTACTATTGAGGCGCAAGTTGCTGGATCAGTTACGGTTCAGCCTAGCTCGACAACAGCAGCGTTTAGATGGTCAACAAACTTGTCAGGTCAAACTGTAGGTGTTAGCGGCATTGTAATGGATGATTCTGGGACAGCGGTTCCAAACTACGGAGTCTGGGTTGCAAATAACGGAGCAAGCGCTTGCACAGTAGTATGCGAAAACAATACATTTAAGAATAATGTTATTTTTGGGATTTATGTTAGCAACTCACTTACAAAAGCTAATATAACAGTAAAAGGAAACACTTTAACTGGAGTATCTACTAGGGGCTTGATAAAAGCTATTACTCTTGGAGAGGGAGATGCTTTAGTTGAAGCCAATACTATAACTATTACCGGTAAGACTAACGGAGAGTCTCCAATTTACCTTTCTGCTGGAGCAGCAAATTGTACAGCAATTGTAAGAAACAATAATATAACTTGTACTCTTTCGTCATCGGTAAGTCAAATTGAGCACCCAATGATAAGAGTTTTAAACATTGATGGCGCATTAATAGAATCAAATAATGTAAATTGTTATGCAGACTCGACAAATGGCACCGGATCATTAATTGTTGTTGATTGCGATATAGCAACATTAACCGCAAACAATTGCATTGTGAGAAACAATACAGGGTACATTGACACTACTGGCGGGTTTATGATTCGCTTTGGTCACGATGGAAGTGACGCTGCCTTAGATCACAAGGCAAACAAAGGAACAATGACAAACAATAGAATGGATGCCAGTGAAGTTTTCAGAAACTCTACTGGTCACTCTATATTCTTTGGTCATCAGACTGATTGCAACAGTTCATTTAACATTGTCTCTAATGGTGGGTTAGGATTACTTTGCAAGGGAACTATTGGTGGCGGACATTACGGAAACATCATAAGAAACTTTGGATCTACTGCTGCTAATGTTGGCTCAGGGATTCAAGCAAAAGGCGTTACAAACACAACTTTTTACGGAAACATTTTAGAGGTTACTCCAGACTGTTCTGGTTCAGTTTTGCTTGTTATTGCTGATGATACTCAGTCGCCAACAAAAAACAGCACTGGTGCATTAATACAGTCAAATGCAATTCAAATATCTGATGCAACCAAATCTACATTAGGCTTAATTCAGGTGGCTGAAAACAGCACTGCTACTTTTGCATCTAACACTTATGCAAACGCTGATGACTTTACTAAAGCAACACCTTGCACAAAAGATGCTGGTGGCGCTGGTCAGACTTCTGTATCTATAGCGAGCTGGAAATCAACAGACGAAACAAGTGCAAATATTGATAACACAATAACAAGCGTTATTACTTCGGGAGCTGGATCAGCGCCCTCAAGAGCTGTAACATACATAGCTTCACAAGCAACAGCAGCTACTTCATCTGCGTTTACATTACAGCCAAGCCAAAGACTAGAGATCTTTGCAGCGCCAAGACTAGGAGCTGATGAGTTTGTTAAGATCGAGGTAAATGATGTAAGCTTAGGCTGGCGTACTATGGGTATTGTTATTAACTCAGACGACACTAGCGGCTTTATAGTTAACAATAAACGTGTAGCTCAAGGATACAGAGTTACCAAGTCAACTACTCAAGTATCTACACGAATAGAATCTAATTAAGGGATAAGTAATGGCTCAAACAATATATATAGACTCAACGTCCACAGCAACAGGCAATAATGGATCTGAAGCAAACCCATATTTAAATTTTGAAACTTTAGTGGCTGGCGACTTAGACTCAGGCGGGAACAATGTTATTAACATCGCTGGCGATCACTACTTAACCCAACAATTTAATGGCTTAAAGCAGGGCGCACTAAATAACAATAACGTCTGGCAGCAATGGGCTGGAAAGACTCAAGGGCGCTTACTATCTGCCGTTAATGTTAATCTCGATTCTACTTATGCGTGGCAATCATCTTCACAAGCAGATGTATTTTATTTAACATTGGCAAATGGCTCAAACCCATCTATAAGTGTTGAGACCGCTACGGTTGATGGTTATTACCGAGGAGCTTCTGTTGCGGGTGCTAATAAAAAACTAGAGCAGTTAGGAGCAACAGCAGCTAATGGTGATGCGCCCGTTGTCGGTGCGCTTGACTCTGGCGAGTTTGGTTACGGCGATGCCGACAGCTTAGGTTATAGCACATTTTACTTCCGACCTTCAGATGGCGTTGCAACTTCACATGAGGTTATAATTTCAACAGAACTTAATTACGTCAATATAGCCTTTAATCATCAAACATTTAAAGGCTTGCATATCTTATATGGCAATCAAGATGCTTTTATTGTTAGATCGCGTGCAACCATAGAGAATTGTGTAATAGGATTATCTGAGTTTTCTGCTCTTGTAGCATCAAGCAGCAGCTCCATAGTAACGGTTCGCAATTGCTTGATAACTCAATCTCATAGATCTGTAAGCCTAACAGCAGCAGCTAATGTAGATGTGGCTAATTGTGTTTTTCACAATACACATCTAGGTCTTCGGAACACATCTAATGCGGCTGTTGTATCGCTTCGCAATACTTTAGTTATAGGAGGCGAATCAGGAGCTATACAGCAAACTGTTCCATTTACTACTGGAAGCTTGACTGTAACAAATAACTGTTATTACACTAGACTTAACGACAGCGTTAATAAGTTAAGCTACACTACTGGCAACTGGGTTATCACAGACGCAACAGATATACCTCCATACTTCGATACCACTGTAGTTATTGGCGCAGGAGATAATTCTGACAAGTACCAAAGAGCTTTGCCAGATCCAAGAGTGTCTGCGTACTCTGCTCATAACTGGGAAGATTGTGACTTTCATTTAACAAGCTTTAGCCCCTGCATTGATGCGGGAACTCCAATCTCAGGATTAACTTTGGATTTTGAGGGTGTTGCTTATGATACATCAACGCCAGTTATAGGGTTCTACCAGACGATAATTCCTGGGCCAGACGCACCTAGAGCTGTTGTTTATATTGCAGCAACTTCGGTGGCAGCTACTTCAGCAACATTTACGTTACAACCAAGCCAAGAGCTACAAGTATTTGCTTCACCAACTCTTGAAGAAAACGAATATGTTACTATCGAGGTTAATGATGTTATTCGGGGATGGAGATCAATGGGTGTTGTTGTAAACCAGTTTGATTCAAATGGCTTTATAATCAATAACAAACGTGTAGCTCAAGAGTATAGATTGACAAAATCTGCCACACGATCATCTACTAGAATAGAATCTAATTAATGATTAAACGACAAAAGAAAAGAAAACTAACCAAGCAGCAGGACAAATTTGTTGATCTTATGGCCCGTGGTTATCACGAAGGCCGAGATCCTACAAAAATGACTGTAATGGATGCTTTCCGTCTTGCGGGGTATGCACCGGACAACGGTAATGCATATCGCTTATATAAAGACTTAAAGGATATAATCAAAGAGCGAAGAGATGATCTGGTTGAAGAAAACCAGGTTGCCTCTTTGGCAACTAAGATTATAGAAGATATTATGGTTGATCCAGACAATCGACCAGAGATCCGTTTAAAAGCGGCTCAAGATATTCTGCACAGAACAGGCCATGATAAGCCTAAAGAACTAAGTGTTACACAAACCGTATCAGACCTTTCTGATGCAGAACTTGATGAACAACTATCGGAACTGATTGAATCATCTGCCAATGTCAAACAACTTAAACAAGGCTGAGAAAGAGAGGCTCCTTCGATTAATGAAGGAGAAAGAAGAGAGGATTCTATTTAATCAAATAGGACAATGGACTCCCTATGGCTGGCAGGAACTACTAGCCAGCGCTACAGAGGAGAACAATCAGTGTTTGGCAATGGCGGGCAACAGGGTCGGTAAGACTTACACCGGAGCTAGAATTACCGCTTGTCACTTGACGGGTAAGTACCCAGACTGGTGGAAAGGTAAACGATTTACCAAGCCTATCAACGCATGGGCAGCGGGTGCTAGTACAGTAACAACAAGGGACATCTTGCAAAAAGAATTGCTAGGTGATCCTGTAAACTTATTGATGCGTGGCTCTGGGGCG